TCGCAAATCAGTCCGTCCGGCTTATCCTGGAGCAACTCCGTGATCCTGCTATCCCAGGGATGGGTTCCTGGATCGTAATGCTTGTGCTTCTTGATCTTGGGCGTCGGCGCCGACCGTGGCTTGCGGCTATATGATATCTTCTGCCCTTTTCGGACATACGTTATCGATTGCTTTGCCGGGGCCGGCAGCTTCAGTCGCTTCTCCTGATCGACGACGCCGACGCAGATCCATTGCCCAGCGTCGTTGAGCATGATGTCGAGAACGTCCCCGACGTCGGCCTTGATCGCCGCGCCGCAGATTGCCGTATCATGCTCGACCATGCGCTTCGTCATGCAAGCCTCCATACGGCGGTATAGGACAATGAACCGAATGTCCGTTGCCGTTGTTCGTTGCTCGTCACGCCGCGCACGACCTTGCGGAACTCCACGTAGTCATTGAGTTTCTGCACCATCTCGATCGTATCGCGACGGATTCGACCACTCTCCAAGATCACGTGGGTATAAATGTGGGTAACCACCCATATCGATCCGTGATCCTTGCGACCGAAGTTCAACAGCCGCGTGCCGACCTTGATCTGGCTCTTATGGAAGAAGACATCGTCCTCACCTTGCCATGTCGTCGGCGCTTCGATGATCTCCTGATTGCGCCCGGCTCTCGCCGCCGTTTTTTTCGGCGATCTCGCCGCACGCGCAGCCGCGATAGAGACGACGCGCGCCTTTGTTTTTCGTGCCATTTGGTGTCCCTCTGTAATTGGCTCGGCTCTGCAAGGCCCATGAGATGGGCCGTTCTTCCTGCGGGCTTGCCACCGCCATCGGCCGCATTAAGCCGCGCCGCATCGCTGCGGCGCCGTAGACGTCACTCCAACAGACCCTCGGATTCCAGATCGGCCACCACCCTCAAGCTGTCCGGCAGAAACCCACGGTGACCGTCGATCCACATGACCAGATCGGCCAACGCCTCGATCGCCTGTTGCCGATCCTCCACAGCCGGCATGCAGGCCAGAAGAAACCGTCGCAGCGCCTCATTCGGGTCCATGCACGACCTCCAGAGGCATCGGAGCGAAGCCGTGCATCTGCACGACCCAGCGGCTCAGCTCCTCGCCGCTCTCCCATGCCTCGACGATCACGTCGCCGACCATCGTCGAGCGAGGGCCGTAGCTCACGCCGTCGATGATCTTCGACGCCGAGCGGACGAACGTCATTTGCGGCTGCCATAGATTGCACCAGTTCACCGCGTTGACGTTCTGGGTCCAGGCGAACAACGTCTCCATGCCGCCCAGATCGGTGGTCAGGAGAGCGGACGCGACCGGCTCATAGAAGCCTTCGGCGAACAGTTTCGCCGCCAGCTTCGGCCGCTCGGTCTCGTTCGGCCCCATGATCGCATACGCCGTATCCGCGTCGAGATCATCGACCTGGATATGGAACATCGTCAGTCCCTTTCTCATCGTTTGGTGTTCCCTCTGTCCTGTCCAGTCCATTCTGGCCCAGGCAAAAGCACCGACGGGATCGGTGCTTCTGTCGCAGGTCAGGCTGCCATGCGATCGTAGCCGCGCTGGCGGGAGATGAAGTCGCAAGCGGTATAGAACGCCGCCTGCTCGGATATCGCGAAACCGCTCTCTTGCTCCCACGGGCCGCGTTTCACGATCCATTGCCAGTGCTTGCCGTCGCCCGTCACGATGATCGAATAGCGGATCAGCATCATTCGTTCCTTCCGTGCCAATCGCCCATCGGATCATCGCCCCAGTCGCCCCAGTCGCCCCAGTCGCCCCAGTCTTTAGGCTCGATATCCTCCGTCGTCTCGTAATTCGGATCAGAAAATATCTCCGGCCGGAATCGCCGCCGCTTCTCCGCCTCGCATAGATCGCAGACGAAGCAGCACTCGATGCCGCACGCGTCATAGAGCATCCGGCGCCTATCCGGCGGGCAGATATGCCAGGACAGACGGCGCTCGTTCTCCTCGCTGTTCATCGCGCCGCCCTCCGTCGCCGGTCCCGCGCGATCTCCTGCGAGGACTTGGCGATCACGATCGACGAGCCGGATTGATTGTGCCGCTTGCTCTGCGCCTCGGCTTCTCTTAACGCCGTGATCCGCGTCTTCCAAAGACGCTGCCCCAATTCGAGGAAGGCATCGATCTCTGGAAGCGCCAATTTCTCGCAAGCGCCTAGGCATTCGATCTCCGTATCGAGCACGTCCAGCGCCGCTCGCGCGATCGCCAAGCGCTCCGTGGGAGTCGGATTCTTCGCTTTGGCCATCTACTTGCCCTCCCGCGCCATATCGCGGATGCGACGCGGCAGGACCACCATGTCGTTGCATATATCGCAGCAACGACCGTCGTTGACCGGCTCGGCATTGTTGCCGCCGGCCCATCCTGCCGCATTGACCGCAATCGGTTTGCCGCAGATCGAGCACGTCTTTTGTGTAGCATCATTTCTCATGTTTGGTGTCCCTCTGTAAGTGCCCAGTCTCATCAGGTCGGGTAGGGCAGCTCCCGACGACATGCAGACGTCATGCCTGCATGTTTCGACTCAACTATTTCTTAACCAATCGCCAATGGTCTTCGCCGAGCGTGACGACTTCGGCACGATGCACCCCCGCAAGGCGATGAATGTATCTGACGCCGAAGGACCACTCGGTCACTGCTACGATCTCCTTTTTGGTCGCTCCGTTCGCACGGAACAGCAACTTCGCCGCCTCGGCACTCTTGCCGGTGGGGCTCGGTCCCTTTCCCTTATGGGGAGGATCGACCACGGCATCCTTCTTCGCCGTTGCCGCCTTCTTCTTGGCAGGCGCTTTGCGCTTGGGTGCCGGATGATCATCAAACAGTTCTGTCCGGTCAGCCAGTTGCCATGACCCAGGGGACATCTCGCGCAGCTCGTAATCAGAGCCGCTCTCGGGAATGCTACATGCTTTCAGCTCCTTGAGTGCCGCCTCACGCGTAGCCCATGAGCGGTGCTTCAGTTGATCCAAAGTGGCTTTTGCCAAATCTTGGTGCTCCTCTGAACCTGCGATCTTGATCGATCCCAGGCCAATGCACGCCGCAACGGGCATTGGTCCATGATCGAGGGGAAAAGGGGGGACGGGGCGCTTGGCGCCCCTTATGTCTCCCCCCTCATGGTTACGCGGTCTTTCGCGCGCCGCGCTTCATCGTCGAGACGGCGACCTTCTTCACTGCTGCCCTCGCTTTGGCAGAGAAGTGATAGCGTGTCGGCTCGCCTTCTTCCTTGGACCACGAATACTCGTAGCCCAGGCGATCGGCGATCGGCATCAACTGATACTGCGACGGACCCCATACGCGATTCATCGCCACACGCAATTCCTCGCTGGTCGCACCCTCTGGGCGGACTAGGAGCTTGATGAACTTCGCGTCTGTAGTGATTTGCTTTGCCATGTTGGTGTTCCTCTGTAATTCCCCCTGGGCTCATCAGCGCAGCGCTGGGGCAGGCGGTCTGCGGACCACACGACCGCGTGGGGTTTCGCCATCATCCGCGAACCTCGATAGCTTTGGTTCTTCTCTAGCATCGGTTTCGCCTTTCGTCAGGCTCATCAGCGCGGCGAATAGCCGCGAACCGAGGGTGCCGAAACACCCTCAGCCAGAGGAGGACACACCAAAACCGATCGATGCTGACATCACTGCCAGCCCCCGTCCGTGTCAGGTAACGGGGTGATCGGTTAGCTGATTCACATGTGCATCCCAATGCGCATCACGATCCTACACCATGCGGGCCATCCAGCCGCGCTCGCACGCATCGCGTGGTGTGGTAATCATTAGGCGTATAGGGACGGCAAAAGAGCGGACATCAATCGACGTGGAGAACGGCAGCGCAGCGAGTGGCGTAAGGGCATCGCAAAGCGTTTTGCCCGGACTTCCGTATGCGGTTTCGTCAGGCCCATCGTCCCGAAAGGGAGAGCGCGACCACGTCGTATTCAGATGTCAAAGAACAACCTGGGGTTATTGTATGCCCACGCGAATCTTGGGCAACCACTAATATTGCCCTGATATATCAATAGCTTACAGACGATCGTTGGGATATCCCAACGCAGATCGTGCCGCATACGTTTCATACCGTGAAACCGCCCAGAGGAATCGATGGGAGAAAGCAATCAGAGCGCGCTTGCAGTCATCATGCAGCCGCTGCGCGATCTCGTGCCCTATGCAAAGAATGCCCGCACGCATAGCCCAGAGCAGATCAAGAAGGTCCGCGCATCATTGCATCGCTTCGGCTGGACCAATCCCATTCTCGTCGCAGACCGATCCATCCTCGCAGGCCATGCTCGCCATCGCGCAGCCATCGCTATGGCCGAGGAAGACGAGGATATCCCGCGCAATCCCGATCCATGGCAGGCGCCTACCATCGATCTCTCGCATCTCCCCTGGCCAGAGCGCCGGGCATATATCATCGCGGATAACCGCATCGCAGAAGACGCAGGATGGGACCGCGACCTCCTCCGCTCCGAGATGGGCGATCTCATGGCGATCGGCCTCGATCTCTCGTTGACCGGATTCGCACCCCCAGAAATATCCGAGATTCTCGTCCCCCCAGGCGAACCAGAGCAGCAGCCAGAGCGCAATCTGACCGCCGCAGAAAACGATGCCATGGACCGTGCATGGCAACAGCTCACGAGCGATTGGCAAAACACCCTGGCCGATGCCCGCACGCGCGGCTGGATCTCTCCCAATCTCACCAAGGGATCACTCGCCGTCCATTATCTCCGTGCCATGTTCCTCGGCACCGATATCCCAAGGACGGCCACCCTCGCATACGTGCCGGATCGGCTATGGACCGCAGGCGACAAAAGGGGTGACTTAATCACAGGTCTCCTTGCGCAATCATGCGACAATACCGCCGATGGCAGGCAGGCTCGTGACCGTCTACGATGGATACTCGCGGAACGCCCAGCCTTCGAGGCATTCTGCGGCGGCACATCTCTACCCGCTCTCGCTTACCGCATACCTAACGACTTCCCAGCTCTCCTCGCACGCGATCTCATCAACGAGTTCACCCACGAGCCGGCAGCGCGCATCCTCGATCCCTGCCACGGCTGGGGCGGCAGAATGCTAGGCTTCCTCCTCGCCGATCGCGCCGCCAGCTATCATGGCTTCGATCCATCGCCCCCGGCCCATGCAGGCGTCCAGGCTATGTTCGATGATCTCGTGCCCCTCACGCCCCTCCGGGAAAAACACGCCACACTCGAACTCCTCCCCTACGAACAAGCCTCTCTCGACCAAGCCGCATACGACTTCGCCCTCACCTCGCCCCCTTATTTCGACGTGGAACGCTACGACGGCGAGCAGCAATCGCACCGCATCTATCCATCCTTCGAGGCATGGACCGAAGGCTTCTATGCCCCACTCATGGAAAAGACCGCCAACGCCCTAAAGCCTAGAGCCATCTTCGCACTCCAGGTCGGCAGCCAATCATATCCACTCGCAAGAACCGCCGCAGAGATCGCCTCCCGCATCGGCCTAGCCCATGTCGAAACCCGAAAGACCGATATGGTGAACAACCGAACAGGCACTACAAAGGACCAGGGCGAAGTCGTCATGCTGTTCCGCAAGCCACGCTGATGTCCTTTGAACGTGCCACCCCCATAGTCTCCGTCCACGACGGCATCCATGTCGTCCGCGATGATCTCTTCCCAGGCGGCACCAAGGCACGATTCCTGCCCCTCCTGTTCGACGATGCCGACGAGGTCGTCTATGCCTCCCCCGTCCAGGGCGGCGCACAGCTCGCTCTCGCTCACGTCGCCAAAGCATTGGGAAAGAAAGCCACCATCTTCTGCGCCAAACGATCCCGCCGCCATCCAAGGACAGAACAGATCATCCGCCTGGGAGCGAAGGTCATCGAAATAGGCAACGGCTACCTCAATGTCGTCCAAGCACGCGCACGAACCTACGCAGAGACCACCGGAGCACGCCTCGCCCCTTTCGGCGTAGATATGCCAGAAGCCATCGATCTCATCGCCAGAGATGCAATCCTCTGCGGCGTCGATCCAGATGAGGTCTGGTGCGCCGCAGCATCAGGAACCCTAGCCCGCTCTCTCGCCCGTGCCTTCCCCTCTGCCAAGCGCCATGTCGTCCAAGTCGGCAGGCATCTCCATCCAGAAGACACAGACCACGGCATTGAGCATATCTACCCAAGATCTTATGACTGGACCCCTAATGCAGCCGTCGCTCCCTTCCCTGCAGATCCCCATTACGAACGCAAAGCATGGCAAATGTGCCATGCCCTCCACGGCCCAGGAAAAGTCCTATTCTGGAACGTCTGTGGCCCGGTCCAGTTTTCTGTAGATTAGGAAGGCGAGAGCAAACAAATGGGGCCAGGACGGCCTCAGTTCGAGCCGACACGCGAACAGCGATGGCTCGTCCTCGTGCTTCGTGCTCATGGCATTTCGCACGACACGATCGCACGCAACCTCACCCCCGATGGCGGCATTAGTGTGCCGACGCTCAAACGTGCCTTTAAGCAGGAATTGGCCGGCGGCTACGAGCACGTCAAAGCCTCTATGATCGCCGCCCTCGTCCGAGCAGGCGCACAAGGCAATGTCGGCGCTATTAAATACTGGCTGGCCACACATGGCGGCCAAGAATGGCGCATGCCACACAATGACAGCGACGCGCCAACAGTAAACGTCAATGGCGGTTCTGCGACCATCATCGTCAAAGGTGGCTTGCCGGATACACTCTTCCCAGACGAAGAAGAGACCGAGGGCGACCGCGTGAACGGAACAGGCAATGGAGCAGATCATACGGCTTGAGGCCAAAGGCCGAAAAGACTGGACAGGAGCGTTGATCGAGCTGCCTACCCTCCATCGCGATCAGGCCAAAGCCTACACTAAGCCCGGCAGGTTCAAGGCCGTCCGCTGCGGCAGAAGATGGGGCAAGACCATGCTCGGAGAGACCGTCGCCGCAGACGCAGCGCTGAAGGGCCAATTCGTCGGCTGGTTCTCCCCCGAGTATAAGTTCCAGGCCGAAGCCTATTCCGACATCATCGACATCCTCGCCCCCGCCATCTGGAGAAGCAGCAAAGTCGAGGGCGTCATAAGAACCACAACCGGCGGCAGAATAGACTTCTGGACACTGGATAACCCGCACGCCGGCCGCTCCCGACGCTACCATAAGGTGGTCATCGATGAGGCCGCTTTCGCCAAGCCTATCATGAAGGACACCTGGAGAAAGGCCATCAGGCCCACCCTGGTCGACTACCGAGGCAGCGCTCTCGTGCTCTCCAACACGAACGGCATCGACCCAGAGAACTTCTTCTGGTCCATCTGCAACGACCAGGAATCCGAGTTCGTTGAATATCACGCGCCCACTAGCGGCAATCCATACATGCCGGAGCAGGAGCTGGCAGATATCGAGGCCAAGACCCATCCGCTGGTCTGGCAGCAGGAATATCTCGCCGAGTTCATCGACTGGTCCGGCGCCGCTTTCTTCTCGCTCCAATCGCTGCTCGACCAAGGCCAGCCCGTCCAATATCCCACGCTCTGCGACGCGGTCTTCTGCACCATCGACACGGCGATCAAGGACCGTAGCCAGCACGACGGCACGGCTACCATCTACTGGGCGCTCAACGAACATATGCCCGGTCCGAAGCTCACCATCCTCGACTACGAGATCTTCAACATCGAGGGCAGCCTGCTGGAGCACTGGCTCCCCTCGGTCTTCCAAAGGATGGAGGACCTCGCGCGGCAGACCCATGCGCGCTTCGGAGCGCGCGGCGCCTGGATCGAGGACGCCAACACCGGGACCATCCTCCTGCAGCAGGGCCGACGCCGTGGCTGGCCGACGCAGGCGATCCAGACCGACCTCGCCGCGCTGGGCAAGGACGCAAGGGCCGTCAACGTCTCCGGCTACGTGCACCAGGGCCAGATCAAGATCAGCCGCCACGCCTACGACAAGGACCTCATCTACAAGGATGTCAGCCGCAACCACCTACTCGGGCAGTTGACCGGCTTCCGCATCGGCAAGGACACCCGCTTCGACGATCTCGTAGACTGCTTCACCTACGGCATCGCCATCGCGCTCGGCGACCAAGCGGGCTTCTGAATGAGGGACGTCCTCATCTGCATGGCAGTCATCTTCGGCGCCGCAGCCATCATCGGACTGATCGTCGGAGGAGCAGTTTACCTCCTGCTCGACTGATGCCCCGCGCGAGGACAGGACATCACGGACGTTTCGCCCCCTCTTGTCAATGATCCAACGATGCCAGCGGCTTGCCGTGTCGCACATCGATCGGTTTCATGTCGTTGGCCTATCGGCATCGCAACATGATCGCACGGCAGAACTGCCGCAATCCTGTCATTGGCCTCTCACCCTCTCCGAGGCCCATGATGTCCACGACGCCGGCTTCCCGCATTTCCCGTCGTCATGGACGTTTTCTCCCTCGACAACTTCCCGGCCCGATTTACCTCCCGTTGCGGGCCGGGATCCTTTTCCCCGAAGGGCTGATGCATGAGCGACAACATCGGCGGATCCGGCGCGGGAAACATCACCATATCCGGCAGCAACGTCGGCCCGGCGCTCATGGAGATCCTGACCGCCGACGACATCCTGCCAGGATCAGAACCTAGCTATCAGCTCTGCAAGCTTATCTATCTCTACCACCCATTGGGCGCGAAGATGGCCGAGGCGCCGATCAATCTCGCCCAGAGCCAGCCGAGGGAGATCAGCGTCTCCGGCGCGCCCGACCGAGTGGTCGAAGCCTTCGAGAAGGAATGGCGTGCGATCCACGCCGACAAGCTGATCTTCAACACGGTCAAGCAGTCGCGCATCTATGGCATCGCCTCCGTCGTGCTCGGCATCGACGGCAGGGACAGCAACACGCCGCTGGAGCCGGAGAGGCTGGCCAAGGACACGATCTTCTTCAATGTGCTCGATCCGTTGAACACCGCCGGATCATTGGTCCTGGACCAGAACACCAATAGCCCGGAGTTCCAGAAGACCACGCAGGTCACCACGCAGGGCGAGACCTATCATCGCTCGCGCGTCTGCATCGTGATGTGCGAGGAGCCGATCTACATCGCCTATACCACCAGCGCCTTCGGCTTCGTCGGCCGCTCCGTCTACCAGCGTGCGCTGTTCCCGCTGAAGTCCTTCCTCCAGTGCATGATCACAGACGACATGATCAGCCGGAAGGCGGGCCTCCTCGTGGCCAAGATGCAGAGCCCCGGCAGCATCGTGAACCGTGCCATGACCAGTCTGTTCGCGAGAAAGCGGCAGATGCTCCAGGATGGCAGGACCGACAACGTGCTCTCGATCGGCATCGAGGAGGACATCGCCAGCCTGAACATGCAGAACATAGACGGCGCCGGCACGTTCGCGAGAACGAACATCCTGAAGAACATCGCGACGGCGGCGAACATGCCAGCGATCCTCTTGGAGAACGAGACCCTGGTCGAGGGTTTCGGCGAGGGCAAGGAGGACAGCCGGTGGCTGGCCCAGTATGCCAAGAGGTTCAGGGAGGAGATGGACCCGCTATACGAGTTCTTCGACAACGTCGTCCAGCACCGCGCCTGGAACGAGGACTTCTACCGCGACATTCAGAAGAACTATCCGCAGGAATACGGCGGGACCAAATATGCGGCCGCCTTGCAGACGTGGCAGAACGCCTTCAAGGCCACGTGGCCCAACCTGCAGGAGGAGCCCGACAGCGAGAAGGTCGAGGTCGACGACATCAGATTGAAGGCAGCGCTCGCGACGTATCAGATGCTCGGCATATCGATGGACCCGGCGAACAAGGCGATGCTGACCGAGTGGCTGCAGGACGCGGTCAACCAGAGCGAGTTGCTGTTCCAGTCGCCGCTGCAATTGGACATCGAGGCATTGAAGGACCATGCCGAGCAGCAGCAGGAGCAGCAGGAGGACATGATGCAGGGCGGCATGCCCGGCATGGGCGGCCCGCAGCAAGGCGGCCAGGGGGGCAAGGAGATGAGCGGCATGAAGCCGCCGAGCTTCAAGCTGGCCAGCAGTCGCTAAGGCATGGCGTCATTCTTCCAGACCATCACCGACGCGATCAACGACATCGCAGAGTTCGGCTACGAGAGCGACGAGCGGCTGTCCTATTGGATCGAGGCCATAAGGGAAGCGGCGCTGGCCGACATGGTCTCCGAGGTCGCATTGGCCGAGCAACTAAAGCGGGTCTTGGGCGCCACTTACCAGCGCCTCATCGACCAAGGCAGCGTGCTACAACGCCATCCGGGAGTCGATAGATTCACCATCCAGAGGATTGCGCCCAGACTGCGCGCGGAGCTGGACCGCCGAATCCTCGCCTCCGCCAATCTCATCAAGCTGAACCGCGAACAGGCGATCAACGACACGCTCCGCAGGTTCCAGGGCTGGGCGACCAGCATCCCGATCGGCGGCACGGATCAAGTCGACCGCCGGGAGGAGAAGCGGAACATCCGCAAGAGCCTTGCCTCGCTGCCCTTCGTCGAGCGGCGCGTGATCATCGACCAGGGACATAAGCTCTCCTCCGCTATCAGCGAGATCGTCGCCATGGACGCCGATGCCATAGGCGCCATATGGCGCAGCCATTGGCGGCAGCACGGATACGATTACCGCGAGGAGCACAAGGAGAGAGATAAGGTCTTCTACGCCATCCGCGACGGCTGGGCGGTCAAGCGCCGGTTCATTCGCATTGGGTCGCAAGGGGCGTGGGAGGACCACGAGAAGCCGGGCGAGCTGGTCTTCTGCCGTTGCTGGGCCAGATACGTCTATAATCTCCGCGACGTCCCCCAAGAGATGATGACCGAACGCGGCAAGGAAGCGCTGGCGACGGCACGGAAGAAGATGACGGCATGAACCTTCTCCTGGTTCTGCTCGTGCTCGTCATCTTGGCGCTCGAACACGTGCAACGGCATGGAGGCTGGCATTGACCATGCGCCCTTTTCTCGTGCTGCTGGCCATGCTGCTGCTTAGCGGCTGCGCCGCCGATCAGCAGCCTTATCAATTTGCACCAGCTTGCGACTGCAATGACGGAAACGGCGGCCCTCCATGAGTCGGGACGCGGAGCTGGTCGCGAAATATATCATGGACCATGGCAACGAGAAGAAGTTGCAGGAGGTTGCTGACGCCCTCGGGCTGACGGTCGAACGGGTCGCGTCTGCGCTCGACGAGTTGAGGCCGTCCCGCTGGTGAAGCCGACACTGTTCCTATTACGCTGCATTAGACCAGGGCTCGCCTTGCTGCCGCGCCGCATGACCAGCAACGAAGCGCGGGTCATGTTGATGGCGACCGCCGGACAGGAGACGAACTGGGATACGCGTTGCCAAGCTGGCGGCGGCCCGGCGCTATCCTATTGGCAGTTCGAGCCGATCGGCGTCGATGGCGTCATGGAGCAGGAACCCGAGCTATCACGCCACGTCCTCGACGCCTGCGATATCCCGGTGGAGGATGCCCACGTCTCCCTGCAATATCACGATGCGGCCGCCTGCGCGTTCGCACGAATGCTGCTCTATAGCGACCCGGCGCAATTACCGCAGATAGGCGCGGAACAAGAGGCATACGACTTCTATCTGCGTTGCTGGCGGCCAGGAAAGCCCGATCCAGCGCGTTGGCCTTCGGTATATCAGACATCCGTGGAGGTCGTGGTCGGATGACCGATTTTGTGGCCGAGCTGACGGACAATAGCAACGAGCGGGTAGCGGTCGAGCACTTCCTCGGCACTAACCTGATCTCCGTGATGTTCCGCCTCGCGCGCATGATGGCGGAGGACACCGAGCTGCGCGACGCCAGAGACGTCATTGTCCGCCGCGTGGGTCACGACTGATGGATTACGTGGTAGTGTTCTTCGACGCGCATAACGTGCAGATCGGCGAGCAGGAGACGTTCCTGTCCACCACGCTTCCAGCGCTGCTATGTAGCCTCTCGGACCGCGTCATGCACGATGAGGAGCTGGCCGAGGAGTGCCGTAGCCTGGACATCCGCACGGCCGACTGAACGTGTATATCCAAGTCCCGACCGGCGGAGTGAACCAGGGATTCACCTGGGTCTTCGTGCCGTCCGAGGTGCCGCCATCGATCAGCGAGATCGAGCACGAGCGCGAAGCGATAGAGCGCGCGGACCAAGCTAAACAGGCCAAGGCGGAGGTCGACTACGGCAAGGGCATGCCGGGCAGCCATTGCGCCATTTGCGTGCACTACGTCGCCCCGCAGGTCTGTGCCAAGGTCTCCGGCGGCATAGATCCCTACGCTTGGTGCAGGCTGTTCGAAGGGCGCGCGAGGGCCGAGCGCATGACGGAGGAGGAAGATGCGGAGACGAGGGCCGACAGCGTGCCCGCCATGCTGCGCGGGGCCGGCATCATCCTGCTCAATAAGGCCGACGACGGCGAGCGTGCCCTATTCGTCAAGCACCGCGAGCGCCAGACCTGGGAGTTCCCCGGTGGCGTGGTCGAGGACGGCGAGAGCGCAGAGCAGGCGGTGGAAAGAGAGATCGGCGAGGAGCTAGGCGCCAGCCCATATGGCCGTCTCTCGCTGCTCATGCGCGACCGATTGACCGGCGTCGACTATTCCACCTTCCAGGCCCGCGTCGCCGATCAGTTCGAACCCGACATCTCCGAGGAGCTGGAAGACTTCGCTTGGATGTCTATCGATAGTCCGCCCGAGCCGTTGCATCCCGGCGTCCGCCTTGTGCTCGAACGTTTGCGCATGAACGAATTAGACATCGCCCGCGCCATATCCGAGGGCAGACTGTCGTCGCCGCAGCAGTATGAGAACATCTGGCTCTTCGCGCTCCGCATCACAGGAACGGGTGCCAGTTATCGCCCGGAGTTGCGCGAGCATGTCTGGAGAGACCCAGGACTCTATCTCCGCAACGACTTCCTGGCCCGATGCAACGGCCTTCCTGTCATCTGGCAGCATCCTCCGGGAGACGAGTTGAACCAAACAGAGTTCGCCGACCGCGTCATCGGAGCGGTCATGCTGCCCTATCTGGTCGAGGACGAGGTCTGGGGCGTCGCCAAGATCTACGACCAGGACGCGGCGCAGATGATGCTCGACCTCCCGCTCTCCACCTCTCCGGCCGTCGTGTTCCGCGACCCCGACGTCAACCAGACCAGGAAGATCGACGGCGGCAGGACGCTGCTCATAGAGGGCGAGCCGAGCCTCGTCGACCATCTCGCGATCTGCGAACTCGGAGTCTGGGACAAAGGCGGAGAGCCGACCGGCGTGGCCCGTGGCGAGCCGGAGATGGCCGACGGGTCCTCCGACGCCCTGCCACGCATGGATAGCCTGACGCGCCTGGAATCAGCCGTCGAGGCGCTGCGCACCATCATCAATCGCTTCTGAGGATTCCCGCCGAGAGCGGGTGAGCGGACCGGGTTCCCCGGCAAAGGAGAGAGCTATGCCTGAGAATCAGGCTCTGCCAAGCACCGACGACAAGATCAGCGCATTGGAGGCGTTGGTCACCAAGCTCGCCCACAAGGTCGACAACATGGTCAGCCATTCTGCCATGCGCCGCGCCGACGCCGCTCGCGGGGACGAGGAGGAGGACGAGAAGGCGAAGAAGGACGCCGCTCGCGATACGCTGTTCGGCAAGCGAGCCGCCAAGCACGACGACGACGACACTCACAAGGACGATGCCGAGCCGGAGAGCAAGGAGTGGAAGGAAGAAGAGAGCGAAGAGCCCGAGCACAAAGAGTCCAAGGGGGACGACGACGACGACACCCATAAGGACGACGACGAAGGCGAGCCGGAGCCCATGGCGTCCGACGATCGCCGCAGGGATAAGAAGGACGCCTCGCGCGGAGACAAGAAGGACGAGTTCCCCCCAAAGGAGAAAGAGGAGAAAGAGGAGGAAGAGGAACGCGGCGACCGTGCCGATGCGCGCGCCGACGCCCAGATCCGCGCGCTGCGCAGCGAACTCCGCGATCTGCGTCGCAGCATCCGTCGCCCGCGCAGTCTGACCGATGACGAGATGAACGATCTCGCCGAGCGTCAGCAGGAATGGGACCGCGTCGCCCAAATGCACGGCCTGCGCGCCTCCCGTCCGATGGATGGCGAGCGCATCGAGTCCTACGACCGCCGTATGGCCAAGGTCTTCCAGAAGCATTCGCCCAAGTGGAAGGACAGCGACCTCGCCGCGTTCCCCATCGAGGCGGTGACCAAGATCATCGCGCCGGAGATCCGCGCCGACAGCGCCGCCGCAGCCTATCGGGTGGAGCCCAGCGAGGGCGCCATGCTGCGCGAGGTCCGCAAGGCGGACAGGACGGGCCGCATCATCTCCGAGTTCGTCGGGCCGGTGAACGCGATCAACGGCGCGCTCGCTCCGTTCCGCATGCCCTCGGCTCGGGTGCGTCGCATCAATACCCAGCCGAATCAGTTCTAAGGAGGGACCAGCAAAATGGTTGCGACCGTCTCTATCAGCCCGATGCTGGTCGGATCAGCATCGAACAGCTTCTTCGCCACGTCCGAGGGATATATCCAGGGCGTCGCCCTGGACGATCCGTCCGCGCGCAACACGTTGTCCGGCGGCGTCGCTCTCAGCACTCTGACGACGCCGATCTGGGGCGGAACGGGCATCACCGAGAGCCTCGGCTACCCGCCCGTGCAGACCAGCAATCCGCAGGACAACCTGGGCCAATTGATCGGCGTCGCGGCGACCACTGCGGCGGTGCAGGGCTTCGCGGTCTACAATCAAGCCCATAACATGGTCACCACGACGCAGAGCACCGCTCCCGTCTCGCTGGCCAATATGGGCGTCAACTACCATCGCCTTGGCAGCGGAGCCCGCATCGTGGTCAAGGCCGACCCGACGCTCGCCTCGTTGGAGGGCGGCACGGTCAAGCCGGCGACGGGATACTCGTGGGACTGCACCGCGCAGGTGCTCCAGCCCTATCAGGCGTCGGCCAGCACGCTGTCGATCACCGGCATCACGGTCAACGCGACCACCGGAGTGGCGACCGTCACGCTCTCCGGCGCCCTCTCGGGATGGACGTTTACGGCGGGTGATACCGTGGTCATCTCCGGGGCGACCAACACGGGCACCGCCCCGGTCGCCCTACTCAATCAGGATCAGAAGATCGTCTCGATCACTTCGTCGACGGTGTTCACCATCCAGCTTCCGACCAACCAGGGCACATGGGGAACCATCGGAGGCACTATCCTGCTGAACTACAGCGGCGGCGCGCTCGCCGTCACGATCCTCGGCCTGAACATCGGCAACAGCATGGTGGTCGATTGGGACCCGGTGAACAACCTCGCCGTCTGGGACCGCGCCGGCACCACCGCCGTGATCCTGATCTAGAAAGGGAAATAAGCCATGGCGACCATCTCCCCGAGCTGGACCCAGGTTCATCCGAGCTTCATCGAGCCGGACATTCTGCTCCAGTATAACCAAGCCTCAGGCGCCTTCGATGCGCTGGCCGGAGGTGATCCACGAGTCAAGATCGGCAGCGAGGATCTCTACGTCTATATCAAGCGGTTCGACATCCGCACCCGCGTAGCGTCCGGCCAGCAGGCGTATAACCAGTTGCCGAACGTGAACGTCGCGATGTCGATGCTTAGCGTGCCGACCTATCTCAATAGGGTCCGCGCCGAGTATGACCACCACGACACCGCCGCCACCGCCGAATGGGGTGCCTCGATCGTCGAGGTGCAGCGTCTCGGCATGCGGCAGGGGCACTTCCAACTGCTCCGCAACATGCTCCTTTACGGGAACCTGCCGGGCAACAACGAGGGGCTGATCAACGCGCCCAACGCGGTCACCGTCTCGCTGTCGCCCGATACCAGCGGCAACACGACCTTCGTGACCTACGACAACGGCCAGCTCGCGATCTTCTTTCTCACGCAGATCGCCGCGCTGAAGACCCGCACGATGCAGTTCGGCATGCCCAACCGCTTCGTCGTCCTCGGTCCGCAGCGCATCCTGGGCGGCATGGCGACTCAGAATATCGTGCAGCTTACCTCCTACCAGCGACCCGGCGCCGGCACCGCGACCACCAAGGGCGTGATCGATCTGGTCGAGGGCGACAACGGCGACGACATCGTATGGGCGTATGACGACACGCTGATCGGCAAGGGCGCCAACGGCGTGGACGCTGTCCTGTTGATCATGCCGGAGGTCAAGAAGCCGGTGGGTCGGCCGTTCAATACCAACGAGTTCGCGCAGATCGCTCCCGGCCTCGACGCCTGCTCGCTGCAGTATCTCGACATGGCGGCACCGAGGGAGATCCCGACGCCCCTGGCTGGCGGGGCGATCGACGTGCTCTCGGAATGGCGTGCAACCCCTGGGTGGCTGGTGCGTCCCGAGGCGCTAAGCATCATCTCCATCCAGTATCAGTAAGGCGCGAAGATGCCCGTCTCTGTCCCGACGACAGACGAGTTCAACGCATTGGCGGCCAGGGTGGCGGCGCTCGAACAGGCGCCTCCACCGCAGCCGCCCGTGGTGCTCACGCCATCGCCCGACGGATATCAGGTCACCGACAAGACCGGCGCGCTTGTCGACGGCAAGTTCCGGACCTTCACCCTGGTCAATGACCCGGCGGGGCACTTTAAGATCAATTGCGGAGGGGTCGTCTCGGGAGGGCAGGTTCTTCGTCTCTATGCGAAGGGACAGCTATGCTATCAACAGAACAGCCAGATGAACTGGTGGTATATGCCGCTCAACTCCGCCGGGGTGACCAGCGCCGACTGGGTCGCCACCAGCGATCCGACAGGAGTGCCCGTAGTGCCGACAGGAGTGCCACCACAAGCCGCAGCGCACGGATTCTCCACACTGACTTATGGCCCGCATGTCACGCTGGGGACCAACTGGTGGCCCTGGCTAGG